ACAATGGCAATTAATGTATCAAACGCCTTTGTTACGCTGTTCGATGCGGAGGTTAAACAGGCTTACCAAGGTGAGTCTATGTTGCGTAATACCGTCCGTCTTCGTACTGGTGTAGAAGGTTCTACTCACAAGTTCCCTAAAATTGGCTCAGGTGTAGCTCAAGTTCGTGTTCCACAAACTGACGTTACTCCAATGAATGTTGACTACTCTCAAGCAACTGTAACTCTTTCAGATTACATCGCTGCTGAGTACTCAGACATCTTCAACCAAGCAAAAATCAACTTCGACGAGCGTTCTGAGTTGGTTCAAGTTGTATCTAAGTCAATCGGTCGCCGTGCTGACCAGTTGATCATCGACGCACTTGATGCTGCTTCTACTTCTTTGACTGTTGCAACTACCGTTGGTGGCGCAGGTACTAACCTGAACCTTGACAAGTTGATCGAAGCTAAGAAATTGATGGATGCTGGCAACGTTCCTATGGAAGGCCGTCACATTTTGATCCACGCTAACAACCTTTCTGGTCTGTTGGGTGAGACTGAAGTGACTTCATCAGACTACAACAGCGTTAAAGCGTTGGTAGGTGGTGAGATCAACACCTTCTTGGGCTTCAACTTCCACGTTATCGGCGACCGTGACGAGGGTGGCTTACCTAAGCCTTCAACTCGTACTTGTTATGCTTGGCATCAACAAGCTATGGGCATGGCAGAAGGTATGGGTGTTCGCACTGAGATTAACTATATCCCAGAGAAAACCTCACACTTGGTTGCTTCTATGTTCTCTGCTGGTGCAGTAGGCATCGACGCTGGTGGCATCGTCGAAATCTCTTGTACTGAGTAATAGGAGTATTTAAAAATGGCATATTCATCAACTGGTTTTGCAACCATTGGCGCATCAAAGTCAGGTAATGCTGTATCTTTGTATGCTTACTCAACCGCTGATGCTATTGGTGATGTGAACACCTCTGGTTACTTCAATGACTTGTCAGATACTCTGCAAGTTGGCGACGTAATCTTGGTTCGTTCATCAACTGGTGGCACTCAAGCACTATCATTGGTATACGTTGCTTCTAACGCTTCTGGCGTAGTAGACGTAACCGATGGCTTGACCATCACTGCAACCGACACTGACTAATCAGTTAGGTTGTAGAAAGGGAGGTTACTTCTACTCCGTAGGGGTAGCCTCCTTTTTCTTTATAGGAGCTAGAAATGGCATCAGGCGATACTGATTTAACAATCTGCTCAGACGCTCTCATCTTGTTAGGCGCAGCACCTATTTCTTCTTTTAATGAAGGAACAGATGAAGCAAATACTTGTGACCGTTTATACCCAGACGTAAGAGATTCTACGCTTCAGATGTATCCTTGGGCGTTTTCCTTTAAGAAGGTTCAGTTAGCTAAAACAACTAACACTCCGGTAAACGAGTGGAAGTATGAATATCAGTTACCTTCTGATCGTATTGGCCCTCCAAGGGCTGTTTTTGATAGTGCTTCTGTTGGCGCTCGACCTTTCCAGAAATGGGAACGATATGGCGACAAGATTTTAACTAATGCAGAAACTATCGTTATTGATTATCAATTCTCTGTTTCAGAAGCAAATATGCCAGCTTGGTTTGTTCAGCTTATGAAATATCAAATGGCTTGGCATTTAGCTGAGCCTATTACTGACCAAGTGAGTAAAACTGACTTTTGGAAAACTGTTGCTATGGGTTCTCCAGGTGAGAATAATCGTGGTGGCTATATGCGTACTGCGATGAGTATTGACGGTCAAGGCAATACTCCACAGTCTATTGAAGACTATAGCTTGATTGCGGTACGTTACTAATGACTAAATATGTCGATATTCAAACGAACTTTACAAGCGGTGAGATTGATCCGTTATTGCGTTCGCGTATTGACATCAAGCAGTACCAGAACGGCGCATCAAAGCTAACTAACGTATTTGTTCAGCCTCAAGGTGGCGCTAAGCGTCGCCCTGGTTTAAAACACATTTATGAGTTTCCAACGCCAATAGTAGAGTCAGCAGCGCAAAACTGTGCGTTAATTCCTTTTGAATTTAGCGTTGATGATAGCTATATGCTGTTATTTTATAACGGCTATATGTATCCATTTAAAGATAATGAACTTGTTGGCGACATTAATGGTGCTGGTAATGACGGTTACAATTTATTAGCTGTAGGTTGGCAATCGGTTCCTTATGATGAGATGTCATGGACTCAATCTGCTGATACATTAATTCTTTGTCATCCAAACTACAGACCAATAAAAATAGTTCGTACTTCTGACAATGATTGGACGGCTAGTTATCTTAGCTTTTCAAGCATTCCTAAGTATCCTTTCCTTTTGTTTAACAATAATCCATCAGGGACTTTAACGCCTGATGAGATTAGCGGAACAGTTACCTTAACAGCGTCTTCTGGCATATTCCATAGTGGAACATCGCCTGATACAGGCACCCTCAACGCAATGGATTTTGCTTCAAGCGCGTCAAGTACTGATGACTATTATAATGGATTTTATGTTGAACTAACTGGTGGTACAGGATCAGGTCAAATAAGACTAATTACCAGCTATATTGGTTCTGGAAAAGTAGCTCTTGTTGATGAGTATTGGGATACGATCCCAGATGCAACAACCACTTATTCTGTTAAGCAATTTACGCCACAATCTGTAGGACAGTATGTAAATGCAGCGCCACAAGGTCGATTAAAAATCGTTGAATACATTTCAGCAACCTCAGTTAAAGGCAGAACAGAAGTACCATTCTTTAGCACAGATGCTATCGCTCAAGGTGATTGGGATATTGAGACTGGCTATGAAAACGTTTGGTCTACCTCAAAAGGCTGGCCTAGTACTACAACTTTCCATGAAGGCAGGTTGTACTTTGGTGGCAGTAAGAGTCGTCCTACAACTATTTGGGGAAGTAAGGTCGGTTTATTTTTTGACTTTGAGCCAGTAGAGGCTTATGACGACGATGCGGTTGAAGCGACACTCGACACAAACACGCTCAATACTATTACGGACATCATCTCAGGGCGGGAGCTACAAGTTTTCACGACAGGCGGTGAATTCTACGTTCCGCAAACAAATCAAGAGCCTGTCACTCCTACTAATTTCTTTGTTCGTACTGGTACTCGCAACGGATCAAAGCAGCATATCCGAGTTCTACAACTTGGCTCTGGAACTATGTATATCAAAAGACAAGGTAAATCTCTCTCTGAATTCTTGTATTCAGATACAACCTTGTCTTATGTCAGCAACAACATTTCCTTGTTGTCATCTCATCTCTTAAAGACTCCAAGAGCAATGGCGCTTAGAAAAGCTGCGTCTACTGATGAATCTGATTTGTTATTTATAGTGAATGAAGATGATGGTTCAATGGCAGCTTATTCATTATTGACACAGCAGCAAGTTGTTGCTCCATCAGAGATAATTACTGATGGTGAGTTTATTAGTGTTGGCGTAGATGTTGCTGACATTTATGTTGTCACAAAGCGTACGTTTGATGGCACAGACAAATACTTTGTTGAAGTATTTGATTCTTCAGTGTTCACTGATTGTGCTTTTACTGGTGGTGCTGCTTCTGGAGCATCTAGCCTTCCGCATGAAGAGGCTGAGGTTAATGTTCTTGCTGATGGCAATGTTCTTGGTAATGAAACTGTTACCTCTGGCTCAGTTACATTTGATAGAGCATCGACCACTTCTTACGAAGTTGGCTTGCCATTTAATGTTGAAGTAACTACTCAGCCAGTAGAAAAAGACATCGGCACAGGCACTCGATTAGGCTTTAAAAAGCGTATTGTTGAGATTAATGCGATTCTTAATCAAACACAGCACATCAATCTTAATGGTGTTCTAGTGCCAATTCGATCTTTTGATACAGCAGGTACGCTAGATAATCCAACAACTTCTTATACTGGCATCAAGACGCTATATGGTGTTCGTGGTTACAGCAAAGATGCTACCGTATCTGTAACTCAAAATTATCCACTCAAGATGACGTTGTTAGGCCTTGAGTACAAAGTATCTACGAGCGGAGGTTCATAATGACTTGGGCAGTCGCAGCCGCAGTTGCAAGCGGTTTACAAGCAGTAAGCTCTATTCAACAGGGCAAATTCCAAGCAGCAAATTTAAAACTTCAAGGCAAACAAGCTGTTCTGAAAGGCAGAAAGAATGCTTTGGGTTACAGTCAACAAGCAATAGACGCATTAGATGCACAAAACAGAATGGCTAGTAGAATTACGGCTTATGGTTTTGCTAATGGTGTTGATGCTTTTACAGGCTCTAGCATGACTGTTGATCGTTATAATGCGTTCAAGGTTGGTAAAGAGTACAACTTAGGTCTTGAGAACGCTGATATGGCAATCGCTGGCGGTTTAGCTCAAAGCCAAGCTCTAAACTCTGCGGCTAAGCATACTATGAAAATGGCATATCTCAATGCCGCAGCTTCAGTAGCTCAAGGTGTTTATATGTATGGAGCATTAAGCACTCCTACAGGAACAGGCTCACTAGGTCTTAATACTTCTGGTGCAAACAGCATGTCAGCAGCTAATCAGTCATGGGCTTCTTCTCAAGGATTCTCTATGTCTAGTAGCAATGCTTCCTGGGCAAACTTAGGATTGTAAGAAATGGCATTACCTACTTATAAAACTCGCGGCATTTCATACGCTCAGTTGCCCTCCATAGAAACGGCTGATTTAAAAGCTGGTGCTGCTATGTACCAAAGCTTAAATCAGAAGCTTGATAAGCTTTTAGGCGTTGTTGAGAAAGAAGGCACAGCGTATGCAGAGCAGCAAGCACAAAAGTTTGCAGCTCAAAACCCGATAACCCAAGAGCAGATAGACGCTGCTAATAATGACGTAGGGCCAATAGAATCGTTTTTAGGCGCTTTTCAAGGCAAAGGTGGCACTGTCTACCAAGAGGCGTTGCAAAAGGCTCAGGGCGTTACCCTAGCTGCTGAGCTAAAGCAAAGAGCGTCTGGGCAGATTGCTCAGATTGAAGATGATGCTTTGCGAGGCTATCGAGTAGTTAATGGTCAGCGAATGGCATTTACAGCAGGTGATGCTCAGGCTGAGATTGCAGACTTAGCTGACGGTTATTATGCAACAGTTTCCGCATTTAACTTGCAAGCTGGTGTCAATCTCAAAGCAGATTTAGCTACTAAGGGTAATGTTGCTCTTCGTTCAGTGTTATCTGAGCAGCGAAAGAAAGACCAAGCAGCCAATATCTTTAAAATTGAAGAAGGTATGGTGTCTTTAGAAAAGCAGTTAATTAATGCTTATTCACTGACAGAAGATCAGTTAGAAGGTCAGATTGACCCGTCAACAGGTTTTGATCTAACAAGAGATCAAATTGCTGACAACTTGATGAAAGGTCATCTTGATTTCGCCATCATTACAGGCAATTCAACTTATGTTTCAAAAATTCAAGCAATCAAGTCTGAAGCAGCAAAGCAAGCATTGTTAAACTCAGTTGGTCCTGGTAAGCGTTTTGCTGATGATGAAGCGTTACTACGCGCTATGCGAGATGATTCGTTTACGACATTAAATGAGGCTTGGGCTAGATTTACACCTAATGACAAGCAAGAACTGAAAGACCAAGTTTACAACCGCATAACTGCTCGTGCTGATGAGGCTTCATTTAGAAGCAAACAATTATTTAAAGAGCTTGAGGTTGAACGTGCTGATATGGAAAAGCAGATCGGCATGGGTATTACTGACCCGTTAATGCGTCAGGCTTATGAATTTAAGATGCACGACATGAACAGAGCTGTAGAAGGTGAGCTTTGGTCGCAAGAATACATTAGACGATTTGCTAATGGTGAAGAGGGCGATACTGTCGCTTCTATTGAAGAAATGGCTGTTTATCGTCAAATGGTTCGTGAGATGAAGATTACACCTGATGACACAACCGAAATGATGTATGGCACTAACGGTAGAAAGATTCAGCTCTCTGGCAAGCAAAAGATTGAGCTAGAT